TTATGGACGCATTATGGACATTCCTGACACCGGGTTAAGAGTCACTGCATCTTGTAAGAAATCCGGTGCAAAGTGTGCGTAGGTCATAGTTTGCTGAATGTTAGAATGACCCAGGATGCGCTGCAATGTGATTATGTTACCTCCATTCATTATAAAATGTGTGGCAAATGTATGCCTCAAAACATGCACTGCCTGTCCGTCAGGTAAATCGGGTTTTACTTCCCTGAGAGCGTTGCGCACTTTGTAGTAACTGGCATTAAAAAGCCTGCCTGAATTTTTGGTCTTGATCCGTTTAATCAGGTCCTGCGAAACGGGAATTGTCCTGCGCTTTCCGTTTTTAGTTTTCATAAACGTAACCATCTGGTTAATGATGTGTTCAGCTTTTAAATTAGACACTTCACTCCAGCGTCCACCAGTAGAAAGGCAGACCAGAGTCGCATTTAATTCATCACCATCGAGCATGGATAACAGCCGTGTAATCTCTTCACTGGACAAAAAAGCCATTTCTGTAACAGCTTCACGTAATCGCTTAACCTCACGGAACGGGTTGTGAGAATGGTATTCACCGGCGTCAATTAACTTGGTGAACATCCCGCTCATTATTGCCAGATGCCGATTTACGCTGGCTGGTTTTAGACCATCGTTCATCATTACAACGCGATAATCAGTTATCGTTTTCTTTGTTAGCTGGTCAGCTCTGGACACTCCCATTTCTGCAAATTTGGCGATTATTGTCGTCAAACGCCCCCGTTCAATATCTCCACGCTCATGTGATTTTCCGTGATATATCCACCATCTGCCTAACAACTCTGTAAGAGTTCGGCGGTCGGCTGGCTTCTCCAGCCACTCTTTGTTGTGGTAGTTAACCAGTACATGACGTTCGAATGCTTGAGCTTCACCTTTAGTTTTAAATTTCCGCCTGATACGTTTTCCATCTGCACCCTGCGGTCTGACGTCCACTTCATAACGACCATCATCGAGCTTTTTAATAGACATAAAGCCCTCCGATGACGCTGTTTACTTCTACTACTTGAAAATTAATGCAATTTTCTTTCGTACATTTACTGCATACATATGCTGAATAAATCGTCAGCCAGTCTTTTGGTCTGAGTGGTGCAAGGTTGTTGAGTCTTGCCCAATGTGCGCGAGCGCCGGGGCTATTTGTCCGCCAGCGGGATCAGTTTCATCAAACATGAACCAGTCACGGTACTTGCGAAATCTTTCAGGCTTGAAAAATTTCATGCCTGCGTCAAAAGACATCTTTACTTTTCCCTGCTCATATCCAGCATAGGTGTTGTAGTTAATTCCAGTTAATTCAGCAACTTGCTTCCTTGTCATTCTTTCTGACTCCCGAATAAGTGCGAGTTTCTCTGCTTGAGATGTGATTTGTGTATTTGACATGAATTGTCGTATCTCGTAATTTATGTTGTATGCGACACACCAGAACAACGCAGAGCGGCTTCAAATAGCTCTGGTTGAATGGCACCAAAGTTGAGGATATCAAAATGAGTATTGGATCAGAAATGAATAACGATGTTGGAGAAAAAGTATCTGATCTCACAAAAAGTAAAAAATGTGACATCAAACTTGCAGCCGCACCGTCGGATTTGCTCTCGAAAGAGGGATTTGCTCTTTACATCGGTAAGACGCCTCGTGCTGTTGCTGAAATGGCGAAAGCAGGCAAGTTACCAGCCTTTTATATGACGGACCCATTAAAGCCGGGCGGTCATGCTGAGTTATGGATTAATCGCCGTGAGTGGGACAAGTACGCAGCCCAACTAGTTGATGAAGCTCCGACAGAATGGCATGACTGGAAAAATCGCATTAGTTACAGCAAATCAAGACATGGCCGTGCGGCTTAAGGTGGAAAGGATGAACGAGCCTCGTTGTATTGCTCAGTTATTGCGTAACGAAAGCCCCAGGGCGATTGACTTCACCATTACCCACGGTAAGGGGCGTAAGGGAATCATTATCCGCACCAAAAAACAGAGTCCGTTAAAAAAGGCTCTGACCTTTCTGAAAAGCCGGAGGGTATGGAAATGACAGTGATGACGCTCAATCTCGTTGAAAAACAACCAGCAACTATGCGCCGGATAATTGGTAAGCATCTTGCCGTCCCTCGCTGGCAGGAGACATGTGATTATTATAATCAGATGATGGAGCGCGAACGGCTAACGGTTTGCTTCCATGCACAGTTAAAACAGCGTCATGCAACGATGCGTTTTGAAGAAATGAACGACGTCGAACGTGAACGGCTGGTTTGTGCAATTGATGAATTGCGTGGGGCATTCTCAAAACGCCGTCAGGTCGGTGCAAGTGAGTATGCATATATTAGCTTTTTAACTGTCAGTCAGCGCCGTACTTTATTTATGCACGCACGACTGACAGAAAAAGAATTTAATCAGCCATACTGGCGAATTAATGAAGAGTCATGTTACTGGCGTGATGCTTTATTCCGTGCATTACGTGAATTATTCAGTCTGTTTGAATATGCACCGACAATTCTGACGTCGGTAAAACCAGAGCAATATCTGCATTAAGTAATTAACCAAAGTTTTTAACGCACTTAATCGTGCGGGGCTTCTTTTTGCCTGGAGAAAGTCATGCATACAGTTTCTGAAAATCAGTGCGGTAAATACGCATTAATGCTGCAACAGGCCAGAACCGAAGCACAGGCCGATGCAGCAACGCGCTTTTCGTCTCATCTTGATGCCATGATTCGCCACATCACAAAGGCGGAGTTATCCCGCGTGGAGATAGTCGAGTTGCTCAGTCAGGAGTCTGCCAAATTCCATAATCTAGGACTCAATAAATAACAGGGAAGTTGGAGATGACAAATACAAAATGGTTCAGGAAACGCTTAACAGATTATCAACTTTCATTACTTAAAAAATTAGATGACAAGACTCCACTACATCCTTCAAGCGATGTCTTCCGCTCCTGTCCTAGTCGTGTGGAAAAAGCATTTATAGCAATGGGGAAATGGGGGCTTGTGACCAAATCAAGAGAAGGTTTCTGTATTACCGATAATGGCCGGGAAATGATTGATTCTGCGGAGAGGGTATATAGCGAATGAAAAATATATTGCTTAATAACTGGCTGAAGATTTCAGTCATGAAAAATGGTGATTTGTCGCTAGCTGATATTAAACGCGATAAAAACACTGGGGATATGGTGGAATCAACTATAGCCATTTATGCGGATAAATTAAATCTCCTGTCTGATGTGGTCAATTTACTTGTTAAACGCGCTGTATTTCATAAGCAAATTTCATCCGTGGATGAACTGACAAAATTAACGACAGAAATCGCCAGCTATTGCGCTGATGAATTTAAGAAGCTGAACGACAAAAGGAGCTGGTAATGCCGGACAACGTAGATTTTATTCAGGAACAACAGGCTGAATTACTGGAGCGCCAGATTAACGCGGCAAGGGTAAAACATTGCGGTGTTTCTGCGCTGGTTTGCGAAGAGTGTGATGCGCTAATACCTGCTGCCCGTCGTGCGGCTTATCCGTCAGCCACGCGTTGTGTTTCCTGTCAGTCAGTCTTTGAAGCAAAAAACAAACATTACCGGAGAATGGCATGAGCATTCGTATTGAAATTGGCGAACGTTATGTGGTTACCAGTGACAGCTTCCAGTTTATTCTCCACGAGAAAAAGAGAGCGGAAAGCGGTAAAAACGCCGGTCAGGAGTGGCTGGCGGTGGTTGGTTATTACCCGAAATTAAGCCAGCTCGTTTCCGGCCTGATGCATCACGATATTCTGACCGGAAGCGCAAAATCTTTTGCCGATTTAAACGCGCAGGTTGAGCAACTCAGCAAGCGTTGCTCAGAGGCTTTTGGCTCACATGGCCGTTAAAGCCTCCGGGCGTTTTGTCCCTCCGTCAGCATTTGCCGCAGGCACCGGTAAGGCGTTTACCGGTGCTTATGCATGGAACGCGCCACGCGAGGCCGTCGGGCGCGAAAGGCCCCTTACACGTGACGAGATGCGTCAGGTGCAAGGTGTTTTATCCACGATTAACCGCCTGCCTTACTTTTTGCGCTCGCTGTTTACTTCACGCTATGACTACATCCGGCGCAATAAAAGCCCGGTGCACGGGTTTTATTTCCTCACATCCACTTTTCAGCGTCGTTTATGGCCGCGCATTGAGCGTGTGAATCAGCGCCATGAAATGAACACCGACGCGTCGTTACTGTTTCTGGCAGAGCGTGACCACTATGCGCGCCTGCCGGGAATGAATGACAAGGAGCTGAAAAAGTTTGCCGCCCGTATCTCATCGCAGCTTTTCATGATGTATGAGGAACTCAGCGATGCCTGGGTGGATGCACATGGCGAAAAAGAATCGCTGTTTACGGATGAGGCGCAGGCTCACCTCTATGGTCATGTTGCTGGCGCTGCACGTGCTTTCAATATTTCCCCGCTTTACTGGAAAAAATACCGTAAAGGACAGATGACCACGAGGCAGGCATATTCTGCCATTGCCCGCCTGTTTAACGATGAGTGGTGGACCCATCAGCTTAAAGGCCAGCGTATGCGCTGGCATGAGGCGTTACTGATTGCTGTCGGGGAGGTCAATAAAGACCGTTCTCCTTATGCCAGTAAACATGCCATTCGTGATGTGCGTGCGCGCCGCCAGGCAAATCTGGAATTTCTTAAATCGTGTGACCTTGAAAACAGGGAAACCGGCGAGCGCATCGACCTTATCAGTAAGGTGATGGGCAGTATTTCTAATCCTGAAATTCGCCGGATGGAGCTGATGAACACCATTGCCGGTATTGAGCGTTACGCCGCCGCAGAGGGTGATGTGGGGATGTTTATCACGCTGACCGCGCCGTCAAAGTATCACCCGACACGTCAGGTCGGAAAAGGCGAAAGTAAAACCGTCCAGCTAAATCACGGCTGGAACGATGAGGCATTTAATCCAAAGGATGCGCAGCGTTATCTCTGCCGTATCTGGAGCCTGATGCGCACGGCATTCAAGGATAATGATTTACAGGTCTACGGTTTGCGTGTCGTCGAGCCACACCACGACGGAACACCGCACTGGCATATGATGCTTTTTTGTAATCCACGCCAGCGTAACCAGATTATCGAAATCATGCGTCGCTATGCGCTCAAAGAGGATGGCGACGAAAGAGGAGCCGCGCGAAACCGTTTTCAGGCAAAACACCTTAACCGGGGTGGTGCTGCGGGGTATATCGCTAAATACATCTCAAAAAATATCGACGGCTATGCACTGGATGGTCAGCTCGATAACGATACCGGCAGGCCGCTTAAAGATACTGCCGCGGCTGTTACCGCATGGGCGTCAACGTGGCGCATCCCGCAATTTAAAACGGTTGGTCTGCCGACAATGGGGGCTTACCGTGAACTACGCAAATTGCCTCGTGGCGTCAGCATTGCTGATGAGTTTGACGAACGCGTCGAGGCTGCACGCGCCGCCGCAGACAGTGGTGATTTTGCGTTGTATATCAGCGCGCAGGGTGGGGCAAATGTTCCGCGCGATTGTCAGACTGTCAGGGTTGCCCGTAGCCCGTCGGATGACGTTAACGAGTACGAGGAAGAAGTCGAGAGAGTGGTCGGCATTTACGCGCCGCATCTCGGCGCGCGTCATATTCATATCACCAGAACGACGGACTGGCGCATTGTTCCGAAAGTGCCGGTCGTTGAGCCTTTGACTTTAAAAAGCGGCATCGCCGCGCCTCGGAGTCCTGTCAATAACTGTGGAAAGCTCACCGGTGGTGATACTTCGTTACCGGCTCCCACACCTTCTGAGCACGCCGCAGCAGTGCTTAATCTGGTAGATGACGGTGTTATCGAATGGAATGACCCGGAGGTCGTGAGGGCGCTCAGAGGTGCATTAAAACACGGCCTGAGAAGACCAAACCGTCAGCAAAGAAACGGAAGCCCGTTAAAACCGCATGAAATAGCGCCATCGGCCAGACTGACCCGGTCTGAACGATTGCAAATCACCCGTATCCGCGTTGACCTTGCTCAGAACGGTATCAGGCCGCAGCGATGGGAGCTTGAGGCGCTGGCGCGTGGCGCGACCGTAAATTATGACGGGAAAAAATTCACGTATCCGGTCGCTGATGAGTGGTCGGGATTCTGGCATCAATTTGAGTAAGGATCTCATCTATACAGTATAAGTAGTTTTGACTGTAATTGATTGTTTTTTATATGGTTGCATGCATTAAATCTACGTCAATATCATTATGTTATAATGCATTACTTAAAAATGTTGGAGATAAAAATGTTAAAGCCTGCAGATGTTGTTTGTTTGAAAAGCGGTGGATTTAAAATGACTGTATCTGACTCTACTGAAACTCATGCTAAATGTATTTGGCATGATAAAGAAGGAGTTTTGCACGAGGAGTCATTCTCCATTGATTTACTGGAAATAGCAGAGAGTAAAAGTGGTATGCTTTGTCGTCCACGTAAGTGAATCATAATAAAATTCACGGGGGAAAGTATGAAACAATACAGCGAATTAGAAAACAATGTTAAGAGATTCATTGTTGAGCATGAAAAAGGGATTTCTATTGATGATATTCATCATAAGTTCCGGATGAAGGATGGTCAGAATCGCAAGATGGCAGATTATCTTATTGATAATAAAAAGATAATTTTGGAGATGAAAAGTCTTTTTTCTGACAGGGTCAAGAATGTCAATGATAAACTGAATGAGTTGGTTAAAACTGATAGTTGGCTTGCAAAAAACTGGCATGGTGCTATTCATTTAGAAGAGTTGATAAAAAGACACCCAGACTCAAAGCGATTTAGAAATGATATAATGAACTTTGCTTATGAAAATATTAAAACAAAGATAGTTAAGGAAGCTAATAAGCAAATAAATGCAACAAAGGATGTTTTGGATTTAAATGACTCGATTGGCGGGTTGATTTTGTTAAATGATAATGTCTTTTCACATGAGTCTAATTATTTGTCAGATGAAATATTATATTTGCTAGGCACAAAGAGATATTCGAGTGTTGAGTTTGTGGTTTATATTGCAAAATTGATTGATAAACAGGTTGATGTTTGTGTGCTACTTGACAGTCAATCTAAAAATAAAAATTATATTGAATGGTATATGAATAATGTTTTTTTATTGAACTGGGCGTCTTTTAATAAATATGCAATAAAGATGTAGTGGTGTGGATGGATATGAAATGAGTCAACCAAGATGCACCTTGGTCAGTAATCTCATGTGAGATACCACATATAACACCAAAAGTGTCAGGTTGATGGCCATTGTTCACCGTTTACAGCAGATTATGGTCAACGAAAATCTGACGCCTGACGAGCTGGTCGGGTGTGCCGAAATAGTCTGGGATAATTACGGGCGGTTTAACTATATCGGTCAGTCCAGAGTTGCGCCACCACCACGCAGACGATAGAGAACGCCGCCAGTCGTGAAACTTGTTTTCAGGCTGGCGGGGTTGAACAACGAGCGAAGTGAGGCGTTAGCATTAAGTTAATTTTAATGAATGGTACTCTATCGAGCTGATTGTAGATGCGATATATTTACGATCATTTACAGAGAGTATTGCCGCTAGTAGACGACATACCAGAGCCTGCATTTGTAGCAATATATCGCTACCATATTGACAATCATTGATACTAGAGAAACCAAGCGGTTGCCCATTAAAAATGGCTTCATGAAAATTATCATTGCGTATAACTGAAACATTACATTCATCTGTTGCCCATGACGGGATTTTTACACCGTAATTTTCGCACATCCAATATACTCTATTTTGATGAGATGGTTTTTTCTCTTTAATGACTTTATCCCTTTCATCCCATGCTATAGCAAAACAGCAATCAAGAGCCATATAAAGATACTGGAATTTCTCAAAGGAAAGGTATAGTGGGTTATGTGACAGGAATAGGGAGTGTATCACCGCAGCTATTCTTTTAATAGAGCGATCATCTTTTTGTTTGTCTTTTATATAGTTAAGTGCTAGCTCTATTACTTCTTTTTCAGAGCATCCAACGAGAATAAAGTCGGTTAACTTAGTGGGCTTGATAGTGGTTGCATCAAGAAAACCAGCGTCAGTGGTTGTCAATCTTATACCCTTGAAAAAAGAGAGGCACCACACAACAAAGTTGAGAGTTTCTAACGAGGATGTGTTTTTTAATTTTAGTGTGTGCGTTTTGGGCATGCCGAATACTCGGTAACTATAAGGCATTGTGCATGTGTCACCATTAAGGTTATATACCTTTCGATTCCCAGGGTATATCCAACCATTAACAACGTTTTTATCATTGTTAATACGTTCCACGTTCTCAATAAGACCGGGTAAAGTACGCAAAGAAAATTGTTCAGTCTCAATGTTAACTTCTACTGGATAGTATCCAAACTCCGAAATAATCTCATTTGGTTGCTGTTCGTCAACTTCACCTTGCATAACTTTCTCCGTTCAAAAACAGGCACGATAATTCTCGTAAGCCTATCATGTTCGCAAAGTATCCATACCTGTGGATTTTGTAAATTTAAGTTGATTTGTCATTAAATAAGCCGTTGCATGCAACAAGTGAATGTTTTTGCATGCGTCGGGGATGTCCGTTCAGGCTGCGTGCGGTCAGGACTGGTGCGGATCCATAGTATCTATGCAACTGCATTAAAACCGCCCCATGAAGCGGGCGGGCGAGGCGGGGAAAGCACTGCGCGCTGGCGGTGGTGCTGATTTTATTTTTTCAGCGTCTGAGCGCGTCGTGAAGGCGCTTAGTCTGCCCGTTGAGGCGTTGGTGTGTCTGCGGGGTGTTTTGTGCGGTGGTGAGCGTGTGAGCGCGTGATGACGGGGTGTAAAAAAGCCGCCCGCAGGCGGCGATGTTCAGCCGTTGTCAGTGTCCAGTGAGTAGTTTTTAAAGCGGATGACCTCCTGACCGAGCCAGCCGTTTATTTCCCGAATCCTGTCCTGTAACGGGATAAGCTCATTGCGGACAAAGACCTTTGCCACTTTCTCAATATCACCCAGCGACCCGACGTTCTCCGGCTTGCCGCCCATCAACTGAAAGGGGATGCGGTGCGCGTCCAGCAGGTCAGCGGCGCTGGCTTTTTTGATATTAAAAAAATCGTCCTTCGTTGCCACTTCACTGAGCGGGATAATTTTAATGCCGTCAGCTTTCCCCTGCGGGGCATAGAGAAACAGATTTTTAAAGTTGTTGCGGCCTTTCGACTTGACCATGTTTTCGCGAAGCATTTCGATATCGTTGCGATCCTGCACGGCATCGGTGACGTACATGATATATCCGGCATGAGCGCCGTTTTCGTAATACTTGCGGCGGAACAGCGTGGCCGACTCATTCAGCCAGGCAGAATTAAGGGCGCTGAGATATTCCGGCAGGCCGTACAGCTCCTGATTAATATCCGGCTCCAGCAGGTGAAACACGGAGCCGGGCGCGAAGGCTGTCGGCTCGTTGAAGGACGGCACCCACCAGTAAACATCCTCCTCCACACCACGGCGGGTATATTTTGCCGGTGAGGTTTCCAGTCTGATGACCTTACCGGTGGTGCTGTAACGCTTTTCCAGAAACGCATTACCGAACACCAGAAAATCCAGCACAAAGCGGCTGAAATCCTGCTGGGAAAGCCACGGGTGTGGGATAAACGTTGAGGCCAGAATATTACGTTTGACGTAAATCGGTGAGCTGTGATGCACGGCAGCACGCAGGCTTTTTGCCAGACCGGTAAAGCTGACCGGTGGCTCATACCATCTGCCGTTACTGATGCACTCGACGTAATCCAGAATGTCACGGCGGTCGAGTACCGGCACCGGCTCACCAAAGGTGAATGCCTCCATTTTCGGGGCGCTGGCGGTCATTTTTTTTGCCGCAGGTTGCGGTGTTTTCCCTTTTTTCTTGCTCATCAGTAAAACTCCAGAATGGTGGATGTCAGCGGGGTGCTGATACCGGCGGTGAGTGGCTCATTTAACAGGGCATGCATGGTCGCCCAGGCGAGGTCGGCGTGGCTGGCTTCCTCGCTGCGGCTGGCCTCATAGGTGGCACTGCGTCCGCTGCTGGTCATGGTCTTGCGGATAGCCATAAACGAGCTGGTGATGTCGGTGGCGCTGACGTCATATTCCAGACAGCCTCGGCGGATAACGTCTTTTGCCTTGAGCACCATTGCGGTTTTCATTTCCGGCGTGTAGCGGATGTCGCGCGCGGCGGGATAGAACGAGCGCACGAGCTGGAACACGCCGACACCGAGGCCGGTGGCATCAATTCCGATGTATTCGACGTTGTATTTTTCGGTGAGTTTGCGGATGGATTCAGCCTGGGTGGCAAAGTCCATGCCTTTCCACTGGTG